ATGATCTGCTTTAAAGCATCCAAAACATCTGATTCTTGCGCAGTATCTGGAACTCCGCTCGGTGTCACGCCACCTTCGGCTAAAATAGCATCACGACTACCTAAAAAGTCATTCATCCATGCCACTTCTAAAGGTGTACCATCCTCAGATGATGGCGTTGAGTCATTCCTGAAGCTGCCTGTTATATAATCTAAAGATGCAGCATCAGCATTGTCTGGATATGTTGTTTTGACATTTATTGTCATTATTCGCCCCTATATCTTCTTGCTCTGATATCTTCTTGCCCAGCTCTTACTGCATCAGCAGTTGGGGCAGCCCTATAAAAATCTGATTTTTCTGTGATACCTAAAAATTGAACGCCTTGCGGCCTTTGAATTAAGTCTGAATTAAAAAGTGCCCATCTTGTTAGTGGGTCGATATCACCAGAAAACTCAATACCGAATGTCATATCCTGATTATCGAAAACAGAGATGTATTCGATATTTGGAGCTATGATCATCATCTGTTTTAATATGCTTCGGATGGTTGCATCACCATTGTTTTTCGCTATTTTGGCTTTAATTGCAATGCGAAGTAGACCATCTGACATAGTAGAATCAGATGCAGCGGTTTTGGCTGATGCTCTTGAACCATCACCAGCCCTTGCTTGCGTTGATTCAACTGCGTCAGCCCTTACTTGATCAAGCGGAATGTTGGCAATAAACCCACGGTCAATAACGACGATTCTTGCAATGATGTCAAGCTGTTCACCTGCCGCCGTATCAATATCGTATGAATACCTAACCGCTTCAGCCGCAGCTTCTATATCACCGCCTAGTTTACGGGCAATATTCATCCAATCGACTAGCTTCGGCTTAGTCCGATACTGACTGTAAATCCTATCTGGCAGATTCATTAGGCAATCGTCACGGTGATGTTTGATTCAGTCCAACGGCTTAGCTCGTTATATGCAATCGCCTGATTGGTTGTTGCGCCATTAACTGTAAGCGCCGATACATAGGCGTTGCCGTAAGGCTCAATAACATGATTTATTGGTGTATAAAGACTGCTATAAGGCACTGACTCGCCTATTTCAAAACCTCTATTTCTAAACCCGCATGAGGGAGAAGTCATTGACCCGTTAGCAAACTCAAGAAAGGCTTCTTGTATTAGGTTTTCAATGTCTTCCGGTAATTCGTCATTGTCATCAGTCAGCTCAATTGCGATCACCATATCGACATAAGTTGGTCGATTGAAAAGAATTGGCTGTGTGTTTGTTAGATATTCTTCGTCCGTGACGATGACAGTTACATCATCACCAACATCAACTAATTGTGGTCCAGGGTTTTTCTTTAAATAAATAGCATAAGCGACATCATAATCATCACCACCATCTACGATGACGGCCATTGAATGTGCAGGTAAACCGTGTGGATTAAAAACCGGATCAACAGTTGCAGAACCAGTAAAGTTTTCGTAAACCCTAACGCGCCTTACACCTTCTACCGAGTAAAGCTCTCCATATGTTGAACCAACCTGATTTGATCCAGGTCTAGCCACTGAAGCTTTACGCTTTAGTCGTAGAGATGCGTCTCTTTCTTTTGTTGTGCCTGGTGTTGCTGGTGAAGGATTGGTAACGCTCACCACCCCTGACATGGTAGTAATTATTTTAGTCAACGTTCCAGCATCAGCTTGAGTCTGACCGATAACGGTACAGGTTGCTGTAGCGGTGGCCTGCCCTGAACCATCCAAGGTATAAGCCTGATCAATCACCCATCTTGAACCCGTTGTTTCTGATTCAATAATGGCACCGGACAAAACCGTTGCGCCTGGATTGCCACTGAATAACAGCTCAACGTCTGAAGGTGTACCCAGTGATCGAGTGGTGAATGTCAGTGCAGAGACAATATCTAACTCTTTACCACGCGCTTTGTTTGGGTCTTTCGAGTTGTAGGCTTGTTGCAGTGTTTCATCGAGTGCAGAGAACACCTCTGCATCATGAGCCATTTTTAAACCATCTGGCGTTGATGGATCGAGGTTCCAATCAGCATCAATATCTAAATAAAGTTGACGCTCTTCATCGTACCACTCGTTCTGAGTTTTTAACTTATAACCCTGAGCTGTCAACTGTGCCATTGTATAAAACCTCTGTTTCGCCGAATTTTGTTAGCACATAACTTGATACAGTTATGGTTCTTTTTTGCAGGTCATAATCAAGATTGAAAGATAGAAGCCTTACCACGCCAGGTGTTCGTGCAATCCTGTTTCTCAGTAGTGACTCGACATTATTCAAGTTTCCGAATTTGCCAAGTATCTGCTGAAACCATGGCGTGCCGTCTGTTACATCACGGAAATACTCACCCAAGAACAGCTTTAACCGTGTCACGCAGGTTTGTGCAATCTCTTCTCTTCCGGATATAAAAATATCGCCATACGTGACGATATCGCCGTTTTCATCTAATGCTCTTACCGTCATACTGGTGGCCCCGAGTTTCCTGCACCTGGATCAACGCCTGAGTGAACATGATCTTCACCACTGATAGAACCGCTACCCCACACAATGTTTTCAGGTGTAGTGATAAGGCCTTCAGGTGTGATCACAACATTATTAATAGTGACTGTTCCATCAGCCGCCATGCGTATATGTCCTAGACCGTTTTCAATCTCAATGCTGTCATCGTTTTTTAACCATGCGTACTGACTGCCTGATTTGTTTCTCAGCCTGATACCGTTATTCTGCAAATCAGCAAGCACATTGCCATCACTGCGAAACCCAGGAATAAAAAAGGCATCTTGTAAGTCATGCATACGCCCTATTGGGTTTTGTGCAATACCACCTGTGTTTTTCCAGCCATCGGTACAGCGCTGAGAGAACATGATCAGCCCTTCACAGCCTTTATTGATCTCGTATTCAATGCAGTAATCGCCGCCAGGGAAATGCACTGGCACATCAATAATTGGCTTTAGTGCAAACGAAGCACCATTTACGTCAACACGCTCAATACCTACTTGTATTTGTGCACGCTGCTTACTGCCTGAATCAATCAAAGAAATAACATACCCAGGTACGCAGGTATAAACGCCCTTCATTAATTCTCTAAAGGCGGACTCAATCATTCCAGATGAGCTATTCGTGTTAGGTGAATTACTCATCGTAGATATTTAAGCCCTTGTTTATAGCTGTCATTGACTCGCTCAACTGCTTCGCCGCGAGTAATCGTGTCATCATCGTTTTTATCAAGCCCGGCGTTTTGGGCGTATTCTCTCGCGTACTTGCCGACCTTTTGCCAAAGCACGTATGAATCAGCACGATTAATTCCAGCAGGCCACAACACAGCCATATAAGCATCACCTATATTTCTAA